CGCACCATATCGTATATCCCAAAAACCACACAGCGTGGCCGAAACCGGCGACGACCGGCCAAGACTAGAAACAATCACGCCCGACGACGCCCGATCACGAGCTAGCGAAATAGTAAGTTTTGCTAAAGACGTTTTAGGCGTAGAGCTTTACCCGTGGCAGATACGTTGCCTGCATGGAATTACAGCGTTGGACGATAACGACGATTTTGTACGCCGTGTTTCTCTTTTGAGCGTGGCCCGCCAAAATGGTAAGAGCCTTTTAGGCGCTGCCGCTATTGGTTGGTTTCTAACTGTTGAAGCACCCCGGCGCGGCGGCAACTGTGTAGCCATTTCGGTAGCTCATAAACTCGATTTAGCCGTAAGCATGTTTAAGTATCTTGCGCCAATTCTGCAAGACAAATTTGGCGCTAAAGTTTCTTGGTCGTATGGCCGTAACGAGCTAGAGCTACACGGGCACCGATGGATCGTTAGAGCAGCTACGCCACAAGCGGGCCACGGCTATAGTGCGTCGTTTCTTTATATAGACGAATGTTGGGACATTTCAGAGGACGCAATAGACACCGGACTACTGCCAACACAGCGAGCCGTAACTAACCCAATTTGTTTAATGGTTTCTACAGCTGGCACGCAAAATAGCCACGCCCTTTTACGCTGGCGCGGTCAAGGTTTGCGACAGATAGACGCCGGCGAAATTAGCCCTATGTATTTCGCCGAATGGTCACCCCCGGCGACACTTGACCCGATGACGCCCGAAGCATGGAAAATGGCTAACCCGTCTATTGGTCGTGGCGGTTTAACTATTGACGTTTTACACGCCGAAGCTAAAGCGCCCAACCGTCAATCGTTCCTAAGATCGTCGGTTAATATTTGGATAGCGAGCAGCACAAGTTGGTTAGAAAATGGCCTATTTGCGTTGTGTGCGACAACCGACCCGATACCAAAAGGCGGCACGTTATCCGTAGAAACATCGTTAGACGGTACGCGCTATGTTGGCGTACGCGCAGTACAAGACGGCAACCGGTCGCTAGTTACTGTCGCTTTTGACGTGGACACCCTTGCGGCAGCGTGGGAACGTATAGCGGAACAAATGCGCGACCCGTCGCTACAGCTCACAATAACGCCACCGTTCGAGATCTCTTGCCCCCGGGAATATGACAGCCGCCGCGCCATAGTTGGCTATCGAGAACTAGGCCGATGGACACAAGGCGTACGCGCTTTAATTGTCGAAGGCCGCGTACAGCACTCGGGCGAAATATCTTTAGTAGAACAAACCGAACGCGCAGTACTTGTACGTCATCAGCAAACCGTAGCCCTGTCATCGGCTAGATCTAGCGGCCCTATCGAAATGGCCCGCGCTATGGTCTTTGCCGTTGCGATGGTTTCACGCCCCGCCAATAACGCTAAACCAATCGTAGCGTTCAGCAACGGTTAGCATTAGATCGGTTTTGGGGCGCGTCGGGCGCCCCAATTCCACCCACACGCCTTAACCTTGTGGCATAATGCGCCTATGGCTTTATTTTCCCGCAACACCAAACCCGTCTACGGCGTCGCAGACCCGGAAGTAAAAGCCGCCGTAGGTTACGGCTATCAGCAGCAAGGCAATCAGGGCGCTAGCCAAATAGGCCCGCCGTACTACGCCTATGCAGACGACGCCGCCCGCGCCCGGTGTATGTCAGTACCGACTATCTCGCGCGCCCGTGATCTCATCGCGTCTGTTATTGGTTGCCTACCGCTTGAAATGTATACGTTGCAATGGAACGGCGAAGAAATGGAAGAAATACCATTAGCGCCCCGCAGCTGGCTACAACGTCTAGACCCGGATAATACAAATAACTTTACTTTTAGCTGGCTTTTCGATGACCTTTTTTTCTTTGGGGTTGCCTACCTTCACATAAAAAGTAGGACGGCCGACGGCTACCCGGCAGCGTTTCAACGTTTACCGGCAAACCTTGTAACGACATTGGATCAGCAAGGCGCGGTAAGTTTTGGGCCGTCCAAACAACTCATGTTTTTAGGTTTACCGCTTGACTACAAAGACGTCGTGCAATTCATTAGCCCTATTCAAGCTTTAACTACTGTTGCCCCGCGCGCTATTGACACAGCCCTAAAGCTCGAGCAAGCCGCCAACCGTAACGCCGTAGCAGTACAACCGTCGGGCGTACTTAAACAAACCGGCGGCCAGCCATTGAGCAGCGAGGAACTAGCGCAAATGGCGCAAAGTTTCAATGTGGCCCGCATGTCTAACAGCGTTGCCGCAATCTCTGAACACTTGACATACAGCGAAACAAGCGCAACACCCGACAAAATGCTACTTAGCGAGGCGCGCAACTTTCAAGCGCTCGAAATGTCACGCCTAGCCAATATTCCCGGCTTTTTATGTAACTTATCCATTGGCGGGTACAATTATTCGAACAACGCCGACGCTCGTCAGCAGCTTTGGCTCTTTGCATGCAAGGCCTATAGCGAGTGCATATCGCAGACCCTCAGTAGCGACAACGTGCTACCGCGTGGTACTTATGTACGCCAAAACCCTAAAGCATATTTACAAGCCGACTATATGGGCGACTACTCAGGCGAAATGCCCGAGGAAATGCCAACAATCAGCGAAACAGTTAGAGTACCTTTGAGCTAATGATTAAATTAACTGCTACCGCAATCACAGTAGACGCCGCAGCGTCGGACGGCAGCCGCGCCGGGCAAAGAGTCATAATGGGTATAGCGGCCCCGTACGGCGTTACCGCGTCTGTATCATCAGGCGAAACCGTACTATTTGAGCCGGGCAGCCTTACCGCCCCCGATCGCATGCCACGCGTTTATATGTTCCACGACTCGAGCCAGCCCGTCGGCATCGTCACGCAGCTCGACAACACAAGCCCTAACGAATTGCTATTTTCGGCCCGCATTTCGGCTACCCCATTGGGCGATACCGCGCTTACCCTTTCGGCCGACGGCGTACTCGACGTTTCCGTCGGGATCACCCCGCAGCAATGGACAACCGACGACGCCGGCACCATGCGCATTACAGCCGCCACAATTGACGAAATATCGTTAGTGCCACAACCGGCATTTAACGCCGCCAAAATAACCGAGGTTTACGCGTCGGCAAGTATCCACCACAACCCCGACGAAATAGACAATAATCAAGAAAACCAAGTAGACGAGGAAACCCCCGAAATGGAAAAGACACCCGAAGTAGCAGCCGTAGAAGCCGCAACACCAACCGCGCCAATTTGGGCAGAAGCGCCTAAGCGTTTCACTATGCCTAGCGCAGCGCAATACATGGCCGCGTACGCATCTAGCCCTAGCGAATTTGCACAAATTAACGCACAGATTAAAGCCGCCGCGCCATTTATCGACACTTCTAGCACTCCCGGCATCTTGCCCGAAATCATCACGGGCAGCGTATATGACGGGCTAAATCCGGTGCGCCCTTTCGTTACGGCCATCGGTACCCGCGCAATGCCAACCGCAGGCGCTACCTTCCGTTTGCCAAAAATCACCGTACGACCTGTAGTAACACAGCAAGGCGGCGAAAATACAACGCTTGACCCTTCCACCGTTACCGTGTCAAATACAGACGTTTCTAAGCTCACATTTGGTACATACGTCACCATGTCAGAGCAAGACCTAGATTGGACTGATCCCGCATCGCTTAATATCGTGCTCGAGCAGCTTGCAATTGCATACGGACAGGCAACCGACAACTACGCCGTAGACAACTGCCACAGCGCAATTGTGCAGACAGCGACAGTAACCGACACAGCCGTCGGCGCAGATTGGGTATCAGCCATTTACGATGGTGCCCGCCAAATCTCCGAAACATCTAACTACTTGCCTACCCACATGGTTGTAACACCTGCCAGCTGGCAAGCGCTCTCGTCATCTGTAGACGATCAAAATCGTCCGGTATTCCCATACACAGGCGCACCAAACCTTATGGGCCAAAACGCCGCAGGCAACGCAGCTGCTAACACATGGAACGGCAACCCGCTCGGCCTTGTGTTGGTTGTAGACAAAAACGCACCCGGCTCATTTATGGGACACGCAGCAGGCCCCGCAGCCGGCTACCACTATTTTGAGCAAATGAAGGGCGCGATTTCGATTGACGTACCATCGTCTTTGAGCCGTACGATCGCTTTCCGCGGTTATGCAGCTGGCTCAATGCGCGACGCTACAAAATTCGTTAAATTCGTCTAGTCTGAAAGGCGGTTAGCCGCCAATGGCTATTTACACGGTTACGCACAAGACGTTAATTACTAATTACGCGTCTTTGCAGCTACTCGAGCAACACGACATAGACCCCGGCGATACTGTCACGGTCGCCGGGGTTAATGCCACTTTTAACGGCTCGCGCGTCGTTTACGCAACGCCCGAATACCTTTTTATCGGCGTTAGCGACGAAGGCGATTTAGAGTACGACTACAACCAACCGGTGCCGTACCAAATCATTTACGCACTAACCGCCGACAACGTAGAACGCAGCGCAACCACCGGCACAGTAACTAACGATTTAGTTGCCTGCACTTGGGTATCGGCTGGCGATATCGAGGATTGGCTCGGCATCGGCACAGCGACGGCCGGAGATGCTGCATTCTTGACAACGTGCGCAGCTGCCGCAAACGAATTTTGTTTTACTCGCCGCAAGATTGCCGGCTATCAGGATCTACCCGGAACTGTCCCCAACGGGGCCGTAAAACTCGGGACAGTACAATACGGCGGCGCTTTATACCGCCAGCGCGGCGGCCTGCAAGATTTCGCTACATTTGACGGCTACGGCGTAGGCAGCACCACAGGCCTTAACGGCACAATTAAACAGCTATTGGGCGTAGACCGCCCGACACTCGCCTAATGCCCGTAGTAGCCTTTACAGACCTGTTTAACGAGTGTCTAGACGACCTAGCCGCCAAACTTGCCACAATATCGGGCTTACAAGTAGTGACCGACCCGCGTAACCTTGTGCCGCCCTGTGTCTTTATCGACGCGCCAACATTTCAGGCCTACAACGGCAACATAGTTAAAATGTCTTTCCCGGTGCGCTGCATCACATTAGGCCCCGGCAACCTAGACGCCCAACGCTCGCTAATGAACATCGCCGCAAAAGTATTAAACGCGTCGGTAGGTGTCACCGATGGACGCCCCACTATGGCTATTATTGGCGGCGTAGAGCTGCCCGCCTACGATCTCAATATAAACATTCAGGCACAGACAAGTTAGGCACACAATGTACGTTATTCTTTCCGAGCGCATCGGCACCGTAGGCGCAAAATACGACACGGCCGACCCGCGCCACGCCGGCGCAAATATTGAAGCTTTAGTAGCTGGCGGGTTTATCGGCAAAAGTTCCACCACTAAGACCGCCAAATCTGCTAAAACAGAGACAGACACCGACACAGAAACCGAAACAAAGGATTAACCCCTATGGCTACTAGCACACTACTAAGCAACCCGCACGTTATTATTAACTCGGTCAATATGAGCGACCAATGCACCGCCGCTAACTTTTCTATTGACTACGCGCAGCTCACAGCTACAGCGTTTGGCGGCGTAGACAACGTATACGTTAAAGGTTTGGGCGATCATTCCCTAACCCTTTCGTTTTACGGCTCGTTTGCAGCTACCGAAACTTGGGCAACGCTCAACGGTTTAGTAGGTACAACCTTTACCGTTATTGTGTCACCCGAAGCACCTGCAACACCGGGCACCTATTCGGCCACCAATCCCGGAATGACCCTAACCGGCACATTTCTTGCATCGCTACCTGTGAACTTTGCTCTTGGAGAGCTTAATACTATGGATATCGTATGCACCGGCGGGGTTTACTCGCTCGACATTTCCTAATCTAAACACCTAACAAAGGCCCGACATGAATATAACAATTCGAGTAACCCGCAACGACGGCACCTACGACGTACAAACTAACTTAATGGTAGTTGTACTGTGGGAACGCAAATATAAAATGCGCGCCAGCGACCTAGCCGGCGGCGTAGCGATGGAACACCTAGCGTACATGGCATACGAAGCGTCGAAAATGGCTAATATCGTGGTACCGGTTTCATTTGACCAATTTATTAAAGAATGCGCCGCGTTGGAAGTTGTAGATAGTGAAAACCCAAACCCTACCGAGTCGGCAGCTACCGCCGACAACTAGCCGAACTATTGGTAGCGGTTCACTATTGGCCCCCGTCTATAGATTTCGACGCAGCCGATTTAGCAACCGTAGTAGATGTTCTAAACACACAAGCCCGCGAACGGGAACGCGCTAATGCCCGTCGCCGCTAGCGCTCAAGTATTCGGTATCCAAGAAACGCTAGCCGAGCTAAATAAATTTGACCCTAAATTCCGCCGCCAAATAACTACCGACATTCAAGCCGGCGCGGGCCGTATGGTCGTACAATCGGCGCGGTCTATGATCCCAACCGATTACCCACTAAGCGGTATGGCGCGCGGCTCAATGATTAAAGGCCGCAACGAAACCACCTACAACATTAAAAGCGTCTTAGACGGCGTTACAACGGTCGTAGGTAAACGCGCCAGCCGTGAACGCACAGTAACTTTTAACCGGCCACTAATGCTAGACGGCCGCAAAATAAACAACGCCTACACACAAACCGTAGATTTTAAAGCCCGCCCCTATGCCCTTTTAGTAGCCCAACAAAAAGACGCCGCAGCTGCTCTATGGGATCACGCCGGCATTAGGGAAGGCTCGCAATTTGTTACAAACCTGATAACCGAGGGCGAAGGGCCAAACGCTCGAGCGTCCCGGTCGCTTACCCCGGGCGTTGTAGCCGTTATGCCAGCAGTAGAAGGCGAACTATCCAAAATAATTGACCGCGTATCTGTCAAAATGAACGTAGCTCTAAAGATTGAATACAAATAATGGCCCTTAACATACCTATTCTCTCGAGCCTTGACGCTAAAGGTTTTGAAAAAGCACAGCGCCAATTTGAGATGCTGCAAACCACGTCGCAAAAAACGGGTTTTATAATGAAAAAGGCCTTTTTGCCGGCCGTAGCCGCGTTGTCAGGCCTTGCCGCAATCGGTGTTAAAAGCGCCAAAATGGCTAGCGACCTAAACGAGGAAACTAGCAAAACCGGCATAGTTTTTGGCGACGCGTCGGCGTCCGTTATCGAGTTTTCTAAGACAGCCGCAAAATCTTTAGGCCAATCAGAAACCGAAGCCTTAAAAGCCGCTGGCACATTTGGCGTATTAGGACAAGCCGCAGGCCTAACCGGCACCGATCTAAAAGATATGGCGCTGCAATTTACAACGCTTGCCACCGACCTAGCATCATTTAACAACACAAGCCCGGAGGACGCAGTACTAGCGTTAGGCGCAGGCTTACGAGGCGAGGCAGAGCCTTTACGCCGTTACGGCATTTTGCTAGACGACGCAACGCTACGCCAAAAGGCTTTAGCGCTAGGTCTAGTCAAAACAACTAAAGAGGCTTTAAGCCCACAAAATAAAAGCCTTGCCGCACAGGCCGTTATCCTTGAAAAGTCAGCTATTCAGCAAGGCAACTTTGCTTTAACATCGGGCGACGCGGCTAATAAGCAGCGCATTATGGCTGCCGAAATCAAGAATGCCCAAATAAACATAGGCAAAGGCTTTTTGCCGGTCTTGGCTACAGCTACCGGATTGCTATCGGTCTTTGCTAATTTGGCTGGCCGTAACGCGACACTTATAACTACTTTGGCTTTTGCTATCGGCACCCTTAGCGCGGCAGTTGCTTTAGCCAATGTCGCTATGAAGGCCTTTAAAGCCATAAGCATAATTACTACCGCAACTAACTACGCGCTTGCCACGTCTTTTACAGCCGTACAAATAGCAACCGGCATAGGCATAGTAACTGCCCTAGCTGGCGTAGCCGCTTTTGTAAAAATTAAATCAAGCATGGAACAAGCCAAAGGCGCTGCCGTTGCCTACGGCGATGCACTACTACCGGTCATAGCAAACCAAAAGCAACTAAACGAGTTTGTAGGCCCCGTAGCCTCTCGAGATTTTGACACGTTTAAGAGATCAGCCCGCGAAGCTGCCGCAGCTACAGGCGTATTAGAGCTACAGCAAGAAAAAGCAAAAGCGGCAGCCCAAAAACTAGCCGCCGAATTAAAGACACTTAAAGACGCATTGCGCAACAACCTTAAAAAAGCGCTAGACAACGCCAACGCCGTACTAGAAAAAGCAACTACCAAGTTTAACGATTTTGCCCAATCGGTATCTGAAGCCGTAACGTCGTCGTTTTCATTTGGCGACGCTCAACAGACCGTAGCCGACAATGCAAAAGCCGCAGCAGAAGCATCGGCCGACGTTGCTACAGCTCAATTAGCAGTTAATAGAGCTTTCGCCGCTAGCGATACCGCAGGGCTTGTAAGCGCTTATGAGGATCTAGCTACAGCCAACAAAAAACTAACCGACGCAAAATCAGGCCCCGCTACATTTTTAGACAGCCTGACAATACAAGCCAATAAAGCTAAAGATTTTGGCGTACTGATTAACCGCCTACTAGCAGCACAAATAACCCCGGCAGCCCTACAGCAAGTATTAGCCGCAGGCGTAGACGGCGGTACAGCCATAGCTAACGAGCTACTAAACACAGCCGGCGGGGTACTAAAAGCCAACGCTTTAACAGCTGAAGTACAAACCCTCGCCGACACAGTAGCGGCCAACAGCGCCACACAGTTTTACTCTGCTGGCGTACTAGCCGGCACAAATCTAGTAGCCGGTATCGAGTCGGTCGTAGCAACCTACAAAATTAAACTAGGCAAAACCAAGACCGCTAAAGGCGTCGCCAAACTAGAAAAAAGTTTTACAGGCGACGTAAATAACGTCTTAGCCGGGCTTAATTTCGGCGTGGGTACGCTCATGGCAGAAGGCGGCATAGTTACAGGCCCAACTTCTATTATCGCGGGCGAGGCTGGCCCCGAAGCAATTATACCGTTAAGCAAAATGGGCAATATGGGCAGCAGCGTAAACATCACAGTACAAACAGGCGTAGGCGACCCTGTAGCCATTGGCAAAGCCGTCGTAGACGCGCTACAGGCCTATCAGCGGCGTTCAGGCCCACTACCGTTAGCCGTTGCCTAATGGCTTTTCCGACGCCTAAAGTTTATATAGCGTTTGACGACGGCCCCTATGTACTTGCCCCAACATGGACGGACGTATCCGCCTATGTTTATTCGGCAAACGTCACACGCGGCAGAAATGATGATTACTCCAATGTTGTAGGTACCGCCCATGTAGTACTAAATAATAATTCGCGTTTATTTGATCCGTGGAATACCGCCGGAACATACTACGGAAAATTGCTACCGCGTCGCCAAATAAAAATAGAAGGCATCAGCAACAGCACCACCTACAGCATATTTCGTGGTTTTATTTCGGGCTGGCCCGCAGATTTTGAGGAAGGCGGCCGAACCGGCACCGTTTCACTCGAGTGTTTTGACGCGTTGGCGTTAATAGCTCAAGAGCAGCTACCCGATTATGTGTATGACTACATACAAACGCTAAGCCCGTACCATTATTTCCCGTGTGACGACCCCATAAACGGGACGCTACCAAACAGCGCCGCATTAAAAGATTACGGCACAAGCAACGGCCCGCCAGCAACAAACCTTTTAGGTCGCACCGATTTATTGGTAGGCAACGGCCCTAAATTGGCCGAAGGTTTACCCGAGATCTCTTGTGCTTTAGGCAATTACAACGGGGTTTTGCAATCAGAAACAGGCAAAACAACGGCACCGGGTAATTATCTGTCTATGGCCGGTTGGTATAAACAAGCCAACCTAAGAGACACCGAACAATTATTAAAAGTTAATTTGGGTTGGAGTACCTACGTCTATTACACCAAATCAATAAACCAATTTTTATTTTTTGTTCTCAACGCAACCACCGTTTATTACGCAACCTGCACTATCGCAGTCGATACAAACCAACCACACCACATGGCCTACAATGTAAATGCCTCAGGCACAGTTACCGAGGCATGGCTCGATGGTGTTGCACTTACTTTGGCTTATCCGGCCCCTGCCGCTTTTGCAAACGTTTATAAAGATTTAGCACAAATAGACTCGGGACTACGGCAACAGTATTGCGTATGGTACCAATCAGGTAGCGCGGTTTTAACTACTGCACGAGTGCAGCAAATTTACCAACTTTCAACTAACAGAGTAAATGAAACAACAGCAGCAAGATTTACGCGATTAGTTGGGTATACCAACTTTCCAACGGCATTAACAAGCGCTACAACCACGCCCGTAGCTAACGTTTCCGCGATCAGTTTTGCCGGGGCCAATCTTGCAAACGAATTAGCTTTAGTTAATAATTCTGAAGGCGGCGTAATGTATGTATCAAAATCGGGAGTTTTAACGTTTCAAGATCGCAACTATGTATATAGGAACACTAAATCTAACACGGCACAAGCCACGTTTGCTACAGCGTCTATACCATACGAACCAAATATATCTATGTCATATTCGGGCGATGATTTACGCAATGTGTACCAAGTTAATTTAAGTGGCGGCGCGCTATATGACGGCGTAAATACCGCAAGCGTTACGGCCTATGGCAGAAACGCCACAACGGTAGAAACCCAATTAGCAACAATAAACGAAGCAGCTACGCTCGCCAACTACAACGCCACGGTAGGCGGGCAACTACTTAGCACGTTGTCGCCGGTTTCCGTAGGAGTTTCAGCAGTTACCGCCGATTGGGGCACAATTTTAGGGTTAGAGCTATTTGAGCGTTACACAGTAACGGTAAACCCCGCCACCGGATCGGCCTTTAGCCAAACGCAACTAATCAATAAAATAACGCATTCAATAGTTCCGGGCCATTTTGTTACAACTATCGAAGGTTCGGCGCGTTATACCCCGTGGTTTATTCTTGATAAGTCATTACTAGACGGCCCCGATTTACTACAATAAAAATATATGGCTACACAATGGACAGCGGGCCTAACCGCATTAACCCCGCTACCCGCAGCGACGCTAAACACCATTGGCGCAGCATGGGAAAACTATACCCCTACTTGGACGACAGCAGGAACACAGCCCGTGTTAGGCAATGGCACTTTAACAGGCCGCTATGCCCGATTAAACAGGCTAATTGTAGTCCAAATTGCTTTTGCGTACGGCTCTACCACTACAGGCGGAACGACTAAATGGTTGTTTAGTTTGCCATTTACAAATACAACCAATTTAAGCCCGTTTTTCCCTATTGGGTTTGGTTATATACAAGACTCAAGCACTGCCAACACTTATGTAATTGTAGGAGACCGATCAAACACCGCGGATAAAGTTGGGCCAAGATATAGCGGCGTTGGCAACTTTGGCGACGTAAGCCAAACTGTGCCTTTTACATGGGCAGTAAACGACTCTTTAGTTATGGAGTGTGTATATGAATATTCATAATTTTAGAAGCAGCATCGACCCTGAACAGCTGCCTAACGATTGGTTGCTAGAACGCCTACGCATTGAACGCAACCGGCTACTAGCAGCTAGTGATTGGGCAATGGCATCAGACGCACCAACAGATAAAACCGCATGGGGCAAATACCGGCAAGCTTTACGCGACCTACCTAACGGTTGGGTACCTAAAGAAATTGTAGAAATGCCCGAGTTGCCAACGTGACATTAGCCAACCCTTCAAAAGCCCTTATTTTATTGGTTGCTTTAGTTTCTGTTGCCGTACTTATGGCGTTAGGCAAAATTAGTGCCGAAGCCGGTTTGCCGGTAATTACGGCGTTTGGCGGCTACGGGATCGGTAACGGCGTAGGCGCTAAACTTGGTCAGCAATCCCCTAAAATCTTTGAAGCAAAAGAGACAGAATGAAACCGACCACAGTAATAGCCCGCATAGCTGCCGTTTTTGGCACGTCGGCTTTATCGGCATTAGCTGGCGGCGCAATTCTTGGCGTAGATCTAGGCAAGGCTGCCGGTATGGCTGGCTTTATGGCCGCCGCCCAAGTGCTCGAGCGTGTACTACGCGCTTATTACGAGGACGGCATACTAACTAAAGACGAATTAGATAGCGCTATAGGCGGCAAAAAGTGACAGCCCCAAAGGTTTACCCTTATAAAAAAATGGTACTACCGGCCGAAGTAGGCAAAGTAGGCAACGGCAATTTAACGCCCGCCATGCTTAAAAAAGTTAAGACAGGCGGCGAAATGTGGACAGGCGCGGCGGCAGCGTTTAACAAGCTTTACGCCGATTGCCTTGCTGCCGGTTTCAAGCTACGCAACGTAGGCGATTACCGACCTTTCGACAGGCAACTAGCAATGTTTAACGACCGTTACAGCCTGAAAGATTTAGGCCGCAACCCACAAGTAACGCGCAAATACGAGGGTAAAACTTGGTATTTAAAACCGGGCAAATCACCTAGCGGCGTACCCGGCACGTCTAATCACGGTTACGGTTTAGCTATAGATGTTGGGTACGACAAAGACGGCGCGTTAGTTTCTATGGGCGGTAAATGTTTTGATTGGCTATGCGCCCATGCCCCAATTTACGGGTTTTACTTACAAGGATCAGACCCGAAATCGCCCGAGTTTGAAGCGTGGCATTGGCAGTACGTTTGCGGCGACAAACCCCCGGCAGTAATGACAAAAGCGTAGCCCGTAAGGGTTTTACGGCATTGACGCCACATCGGTAGCCCTATTCGCTAGGGTTTTCAACACCCGACGAAAGGCTAACACCATGCCCAAAATACTTTTATTCCCATTATTGTTAATTACTTTGGCGGTACCAACTCGAGCAGCTGCCGCCCCGGTTAAAGATTGCCCACAGTTTTACCCACAACTAAAGGCCCACGGTTTACCGCCTAAAATCTTTGGCCCGATCATGTACCGTGAGTCGCGTTGCAACCCCGCTAGCCGTTCGGTTGAGCGTTACAACGGTACGCGAGATCTTGGGGCCCTTCAAATAAATAGCAGCTGGCGCACACTTACCGCCCGTACATGCCGTGTAAGCCCGTCTGCCGTCCCTACAGCGTTGCTAAAGCTTAAATGCAACTTAAAGGTAGCGGCCGTACTTTACGACCGTGGCAAAGGCTTAGGAAATTGGCGCGCAACATCGGGCAAATGACACACGCCCTATTCATAATCTGTTATGGTGCTTTCACCATTCCCGACGAGAGGTAACCCGACCATGACAAACCATAAGCCCGGCTGGCAAATTGCTAGCCAATACAAACCGCTTACGCTTTTAGCCCGCGACCTACGCCAACACGCACAAACCCATGCGTTTGACGACGGCCAGCTAGTAGCAGACCTTTTAGCAGCCGCCAATAACCTTGACGTTTTTGCTATGGATCTCGAGCGCCGCATAAACGAGGCCGGACTATGAGCGCGCAGCCTTCACTATTTGACCGCATCGTAATAGACATGCCACCGACAGCCGAGGCAACAGCCGAAGCCATGCGCACAGCAATAGAGCGCTACAGAGCCGAACGGCCACCGCTAGACGGCAACCACACAGTACCGGGCAAAAACCCGGTTAGTCAGGCCGCAGCCCGGCGCGCTTTTGGTCGTTCCGGCAATGCCCGCGAACGTATCTACAACATTGTAAAAGCCAACCCCGAAGGCTTAACAGCGCACGAAATACGCCAGCTAATAACGTTGCCATTTAACACCGTTGCAGCGCGTGTAAGCGACCTAAACCTAGAAGGCTGGCTAACAGACTCGGGCCAGCGTCGCAAAACAGACACGGGCGCTATGGCTACCGTATGGGTAATTGCGGAATGAGCACCGCCCAATTCTGTTGGTCTGTCTTAATTGGCTGGCTAGGCCATTCATCATGGGCTGCCATGCGACGTATGCAGCGCGAAATAGCACACGACGAACGCGAACGTGGCCGCGATAGGTACTACCGATGAGCGACAGCTACGACGGCGTGCCCCGTAAAATAGAATGGGTAAACGACGCGCCTAGCATTGACAACCCGTACAAAGAGCAGCTGCTAGTAATGACCGCCGACCGTGACGCATGGCGAGAATACGCCAGCGATTTAGGTTTCTACCGATCATGGGCTAACACTTTGGCGCAAGCCTTAAACGACGGCGACGCCGCTAAAGCGTACGAGCTGGCAAAAGATTACAAAGGCAAAAGGGCTATAGATGAGCTTTGACCTATCCGAATATGTAGACGTTAAACACCGCTTAAACCTTGCCCTACATAAACACCCTGATTTACGCATAGTTGAGGACGCCCCCGAACTAATCACCATTGGCGAACGCGTCTACATTCAATGCGCCGTAACTGTTTTTAGATCGGCAGATGATTTACTGCCGGGGCGTGCCTACTGTTGGGAAGTGTGGCCCGGGCGTACGCCGTTTACTAAAGAGTCGGAACAACAAAATGGGGCCACAAGTGCACTCGGCCGGTGTCTTGGGTACATGGGTTTTGGCATAGATACAGGCATAGCGTCAGCTAACGAAGTACGCACAGCACAAGCTAACAACCACCCGAGCACAGACAAACCTACAGAGCGCGCCGCCGTAGGATCTCGAGCAGCCGCGCCAGCATCACCGCATTACCCCCATGTGCACAGCGACAAACCCCGAGGGCTTGCAACAGACGCACAGCTACGACTACTAAACACAATGCTTAAAGAACGTGGGCTACCTATGCCCGACGCCGGCATAACATTTAGCGAGGCCAGCGACGAAATCAGCCGGCTAAAAAACATACCGAAGGCTAAGTAGTGCAGCTACTAGCGTGGTATGTACTGCTAATCTCGGTCGGCATTGCATGTCTACAGGGCATACGCAAAGACTAAAACCTATTGACGCATAGACCTACGCCGCTTGCATGGCGACGGGTAACACACGGCAAGCGTGGGTAGACAAGCGCGCCCCATTTCATAGCTAAACAGCACGACCGCATGGCGTGGGTATAAGACGCTTGAGCAAGTTACTAAAGGCGTCGTGAACCGCGACAATAAAGACAGGTCGGGAGTGTGGCTAGGTGGCACCCACACGGGAAGGTATACCCGCACTAGGCTCACAGATAAACCAACCAACCCGATAGGCCCCAATGACTACCCGACACGTTAAACAAACCCCACACGATCTACTCGCGCACAGCTCGAGAGCAACCGCAGCAAAGCAAGGGCGGTAGCAATGCCACGCCAACACACCACAAGCGACAAGGCCTACGCAGCAGCACGACGAGAACTACTAGCCGATAACCCCCTATGTAATTGGGGTTGTGGACGAATGGCAACCGAAGCCGACCACGTTGTGCCCTACGTCTTAGGCGGCTCAAATGACATCAGCAATTTAGTACCAAGTTGCAAGCCATGTAACGCTAGTCGCGGGGCCACGCTAGGCAATCAGCTACGCAAAGGCAGACACGAAGCCATAGCAGCAGCGCAAGAGCAACCACAGACAGTAGTTAAAAAGAAACGCGCAAATGACAACGGTTATGTAACTAATAATAATAGACCCGCAAACCCAAGCCAGCACACAAGTTTTTTTACGCACGATAACCTCGCTGCC